GAGCCCCGACGTCACGACGCTGCTGGGTGGTGCCAACGTCTACGATCACGTGCCGCGCGGGCAGAGCTGCCCGTTCGTCTCGTTCGGCGTGTCGAGTGTGCGCGACTGGAGCACCGGCAGCGACGACGGCGGTGAGCACATCGTCACTCTGCACGTCTGGTCGAAGGCGGCCGGCCGGCACGAGGTCGATGCGATCGCGGCGGCCCTGCATTCCCGGCTCCACGATCAGCCTTTGTCGCTCAGCGGACATCGCCTTGTGAACCTGCGCCAGGAGCTGACCGAGACCCGCCGCGAGGATGGCAACGAGACCTATCACGGCGTCATTCGCTTCAGGGCGGTGACGGAGCCGATTTCGTGATCGGGGACTGGTGAATCGAGAGCGGAGTGTGCCGGGTGTGGCGATGCGCATGCCTCGCCCTTGCACCGCTTGCGGCAACGATCCGTGGGCCCGCAGGCCTATCGGCGGCTCCCAACGCACTCCTTACGGCTGACGACTCACCACTGACCACTCACCACTGACCCACTCCAGCGGAGAACCCAGATGGCAGCGCAGAAGGGCAAGGACCTGCTCCTCAAGATCGACGGCGCGGGCAACGGCACGTTCACGACGGTGGCGGGTTTGCGTTCGCGCACGCTCGCGTTCAACGCCGAGACGGTCGACATCACGCATCAGGAATCCGTCGGCCAGTGGCGGGAGCTCCTGGAAGGCGCGGGCGTTCGCAATGCGCGCATCACCGGGGCCGGGATATTCAAGGACCAGGCCTCCGACGAGATGTTGCGCGCGGCCTTCTTCGAAGGCGCGATCAAGGCCTGGCAGGTCGTGGTTCCGGACTTCGGCACCGTGCAGGGGGCATTTCAGATCACCTCGCTCGAGTTGACCGGCCGGCACGACAACGAGGTCGCTTTCGAGATCGGCCTGGAATCGGCCGGCCCGCTGATGTTCACCGCGCTGTGAGGCGAAGATGGCCAACAGGCATCGCGGTGAGATCGAAGCCCGCCTCGACGGCACGTCCTGGCGCTTGTGCCTGACGCTCGGCGCGCTGGCCGAGCTCGAGGCCGCGTTCGGTGCAACCGACATGCTGGCGCTTGCGGCCCGCTTCGAGACGGGCCGGCTGAGCGCGCTCGACTGTGTCCGGATCATCGGGGCAGGCCTGCGTGGAGCCGGCCACGAGGTTTCCGATGCGGACGTGGCGGACATGCAGGCGGAAGGCGGGGCGGCGGGTTTCGTCGCTATCGTGGCGCGCCTGCTGAGCGTCACGTTCGGCGCTGCCGAGGCGAGCGAGACGGTCGCACATCCCGCTTCATCGAACCTTGCCGCCGCGCCGCCGGAGGTGCGGCCCGCGCCCGCCCCTTTCCCTGGGACGACGTGATGGCGGCGGGCCTCGGCCTGCTTCGCCTGCCGCCGCAGCAGTTCTGGTCGATGACGCCGCGCGAGCTGGCGGCGGCATTGCGCGTGGTGCTGCCCCGCCAGCTGGACGCTGCGCCGCCGACACGATCCCAACTCGATGCGCTGATCGAGCGCTTTCCCGATTGAAGGACAATTCCGATGGATCCCGTCGAGACGTGGAAGATCCGCATCGATGCCGACACGGAAGGCCTCGAGGGCGAGCTGGAGAAGGCCGCTGCTGGCGGTCGCCAGTTCGGCCGCGCGATGACGGGTGCGTTCCAGGACATCGCCATCCGCGGCAAGGGCTTGTCGGACACGATCCGCTCGCTGGCGCTGGCAATGTCGGAGCTGGCGTTGAAGGCGGCCTTGAAGCCGCTGGAGGCGAGCATCGGCGGCGTGATCCAGAACGCGATCGGCGGCGGATTGGGCATCGGCGGCGGAACGGCAGGCGGCGTGCCTGTCCCGTTTGCGTCGGGCGGCGTGATCTCGAGCCCGATCGCGTTTCCCCTGCAGGGCGGCATGACCGGCATCGCCGGCGAGCGCGGGGCGGAGGCGATCATGCCGCTGGCGCGCGGTCCTGATGGCCGGCTCGGCGTGAAGGCCAACGGCGGCGGGGCCGGCATCAACGTCTCGTTCAACGTGACGACGCCCGACGCAGACAGCTTCCGCCGCACCGAGGCGCAGCTTTCCGCGATGCTGGCGCGCGCCGTCGCGCAGGCCCAGCGACACATGTGAGGCGATGCGATGGCATTCCACGACGAGCTTTTTCCCACCGCCATCTCGCGCGGCAGCCACGGAGGCCCTGAGCGGCGAACCGACGTGGTGACGCTCGCCTCCGGGCACGAGCAGCGCAACAGCCGCTGGGCGGACTCGCGACGCAGCTACAACGCCGGCTACGGCGTGAAGTCGCTCGACGATCTCGACGCGGTCGTGCGCTTCTTCGAGGAGCGGCGCGGGCGGCTGCACGGCTTTCGCTGGCGGGATCATGCCGACCACAAGTCGTGCGCTCCTTCGGCGATGCCGGGGCCGCTCGATCAGACGATCGGCGTCGGGGACGGCAGCACGGACACGTTCCAGCTCTCGAAGACCTACGGCGGCGCGCATGCGCCGTATGTGCGCGCGATCACCAGGCCGGTCGGGGGAACCGTATCGATCGCTGTCGCGGGTGTCGTCAAGGCACCCAGGGCCTACATGGTCGATCACGCCACCGGACGCGTGACGTTTCTGACAGGTCACATCCCGGCGCCGGGCGCGACGGTGACCGCGGGATTCATGTTCGACGTGCCGGTGCGCTTCGATACCGACAGGCTCGAGGTCAGCGTCTCGGACCTGCAGCACGGCGCGATCCCGGCCATTTCGATCGTGGAGATTCGCGCATGAAGAGCTTGCATGCGGGCCTTGCCGCGCATTTGGCGGGCGGAGCCACGACGCTGTGCTGGTGCTGGCGCCTCACGCGCCGCGACGGGATCAGGCTGGGCTTCACCGATCACGACCGCGATCTCGCCTTCGACGACACCACGTTCGAGGCATCGGCCGGCTTCACCGCTAGTGAGATGCGCGATGCGGTCGGGCTGTCGGTCGACAACATGGAAGTCGAGAGCGCGCTCACCTCGGCCCGGATCGAGGAGAGCGACATCCTGGCCGGTCTCTACGACGATGCAGCCGTCGAGATCTTCCGCGTCAACTGGCAGGCGCCCGATCAGCGCGTGCTGATGCGGGCGGGTACGCTGGGCGAGGTTCGGCGCAACGGCATCGCGTTCGCCGCTGAGGTCCGCGGTCTGTCTCATTATCTGCAGCAGCCGGCCGGCCGTCTCTATCAGCTCGCCTGCGATGCCGACCTGGGCGATGCGCGCTGCAAGGTCGATCTCGACCAGCCTACGCTGCGCGGCACGGGCACCGTCGCGAGCGCGGCAAGCCTGCGACTGCTGGTCGTTGCCGGCCTTGCCGCCCACACGAGCGGCTGGTTCTCCCGCGGCCTCCTGCGATTCACCAGTGGCGCAAACGCGGGCCGCGCATTCGAGGTGAAGCGGCACGCGATCTCGGCTGGCGAGGCGACGATCGAGCTGTGGCAGGAGCCCGCGTTCGCGCCGGCCGTGGGCGATGCGTTCGTGGTGACGGCAGGCTGCGATAAAGAAATCGGCACGTGCGCGGCCCGCTTCGCGAACGTCGCGAATTTCCGTGGGTTCCCGCACATGCCGGGCAACGATTTCGTCACGGCGGTGTCGCGGCCGGGCAGCGTTCCGCCGCTGTCGGGAAGTGCATCGCCGCTGCTCGGGGGGTTGTTTCAATGAGCGGGCAGCGCGGGCTGACGCGGGCAGCGATCGTCGCAGTGGCCCGCGGCTGGATCGGCACGCCATACCACCATCAGGCCAGCGAGCGCGGCGTCGGGGCCGACTGCCTGGGGCTCGTGCGCGGGGTGTGGCGGCAGGTTCATGGCAGCGATCCGGAGGTGCCGCCGCCCTACTCGCGCGACTGGGCGGAGGCGACCGGCGAGGAGACGCTGCTGGGTGCCGCGAGGCGTCATCTGGTCGAACTCGATCCGGCCACGGCACGTGCCGGCGACGTGCTGGTGTTCCGTCTGCGCCCGGGTCTCGTTGCCAAGCATACCGCGCTCATGACCGCGCCCGCCATGTTCGTGCACGCGATGGAGGGCGCGCCTGCCTGCGAGGTCGCGTTGAGCCCATGGTGGCGGCGGCGCATTGCCGGCGCGTTCGCATTCCCCGGAGTGATCGACTGATGGCCACGATTGCACTTGCTGCTGTCGGCGCAGCGGTCGGCGGCGCCCTGCTGCCGGCCGGCATCGGCTTCCTCGGCGTAACGGTCGGGGGCGCTGCGATCGGCAGCCAGATCGGCGCGCTGGCGGGCTCCTACGTCGATCAGGCGCTGTTCGGCGCGAGCGGCCAGACGCGGCCTGTGCAGGGCCCGCGCCTCACCAGTCTGCACGTGACGTCCTCGACCGAGGGCGCACCGATCCCGCGCGTCTATGGGCGCTGTCGCATCGGCGGCCAGGTGATCTGGGCGAGGGACATCGAGGAGGAGGTCGTCACCACGAGCCAGCCCAGGCGCGGCAAGGGCAGATCGCGCGGGGCGGGTAGTGCGCCGACGCAGGTCGAATACCGCTATTACGGCAGCTTCGCGGTGGCGCTGGCGGAGGGGCCGATCTCGGGGTTGGGTCGCGTATGGGCCGATGCACAGGAGCTCGATCTCGCCGGCATCACCTACCGCGTCTATCTCGGCACCGAGGACCAGGCGGCCGATAGCCTGATCGTTTCCCACCAGGGGGCGAGCAATGCGCCGGCCTATCGCGGTCTCGCCTACATCGTGTTCGAGCGCATGCCGCTGGCCCCTTACGGCAACCGCCTGCCGCAGCTTTCGTTCGAGGTGCATCGCGCGGTGGACGAGCTGCATGCGCAGATTCAGGGCGTCGTGCTCATTCCCGGCAGCGGCGAGTTCGTCTATGCGACCGAGCCGGTCACGCGGCTGGGGGCGTACGGTCAGCGCATCTACGAGAACGTCCACTCGCGCCAGGGGGGCACCGATTGGCACGTTTCGCTCGACCAGCTCCAGTCCGCGCTGCCGAATGTCGGCTCGGCCTCTCTCGTCGTATCTTGGTTCGGCACCGACCTCAGGGCCGGCCAATGCCAAATCATGCCGGGCGTCGAACTGCCCGAGAAGGAGAACGCGCCGGCCGGCTGGAGCGTGGCCGGCATCGGCCGCGCGGCGGCCCATCTCGTCAGCACGCGGGAAGGACGGCCGGCCTACGGCGGCACGCCTTCGGACAGCACCGTCGTGGCCGCGATCGGTGATCTCAAGGCGCGCGGGCTATCCGTCACGCTGACGCCTTTCATCCTCATGGACGTGCCGGAAGGCAACGCGCTGCCCGACCCTTACACGGGGGCGGCCGCCCAGCCCGCTTATCCCTGGCGCGGTCGCATCACGCTCGATCCAGCGCCGGGCCGTCCGGGGTCGCCCGACAAGACGCCGGCAGCGGCGGCACAGATCGCCGGCATCGTCGGCACGGCTGCGCCCACCGACTTCGCGCTGGCGGGCACGAGCGTGATCTACTCAGGTCCCGCCGAGTGGTCGCTGCGCCGCCAGGTGCTGCACTATGCGTGGCTCGCCAAGGCGGCAGGCGGCGTCGATGCGTTCCTGATCGGCACGGAGCTGAAGGCCCTGACGCAGGCACGCTCGGGTGCAGGCGACTATCCGTTCGTCGCAGCACTGGTCGCACTTGCCGCCGACGTGAAGGCGATCCTCGGTCCGCCGACGAAAGTCGCCTATGCCGCGGATTGGTCGGAGTACTTCGGTCATCAGCCTGCCGACGGCAGCGGGGACGTTTACTTCCATCTCGATCCGCTGTGGGCATCGCCCGCCATCGATGCGATCGGCATCGATCTCTACTGGCCGCTGTCGGATTGGCGCGACGGCGCCGGCCACGACGACGCTGCCGCCGGCGCGCGGTCGGTCTACGATCTCGATTATCTCAAGGGCAACA